TTGTCCGTTTGTGTTGATGATTGCGCTAAACGCAATGAGAGCAACTAAGATTATGTTTTTCATGTGTATTAAAGTGCTAATGCTGTTAATGAATCTGTTACGTCACCATACAAAAACGCTGTTTTGTCGTTACTACGTATAAATCTATGAATACGATGCTCACCTACAAATGTTCTCATGTTGTTTGTGAAATCCGCATTTACCCAACCCATTTCAACTTCCAATGGCATGTAAGTATAAACGTTTAACTTAGTAATGTCACAAGCTAAAAATTTGTCAACTGGTACTGAATTAGAACTTACGATAGTCACACCATCTACTACTATTGCACTTAAATTTAAGTGAACCGCATAGTTATCAACTCCTTTAGTCAACAATAAGCGACCATAATCAGTTGGGTTTAAGAAAATGTGCGTACAACGATGGTTGTTTTTCAAAATAGTTGTTTTCGCTGCTGAAATTAACTGCCACATTGTAGTACTTGCACCTGCCATCCCATCAAGACTTGAATCAATAGCAGTTAAGATACCACCCAAAGTTGTAATGTATGTGTAAATGTTTGTTGAAGTAGCTAAACGTACTCTGTCAACTAAGTTAGACTGAATCTCACTACCAATAAATGAAATATCATCTAACATTTCGTCAGATACTTTCAAGTTGTCAGCAATTTTGATTGCGCTTGATTTTTCAACCAATAAATCAAAATCAATTTGTGGTTTTGCATTGCCTTCAGCAACAACCGCAGGTGTACCATCAGGGTTAACTTCCTCTACCCATGAGATAATAGGTGCGTTTGTTCTGCTAACGTTTGCATAATCCCAAAATGTAGCAGGATTCCAACGATAAGGATTATACCCTGTCAACATAGTAGCGGTAGGTAACAACGTAGTTTCGCCTGTAATGTTTGTAGATATTTGCATATCACCAGCTGATTTCAATGTCATTTTCATTGGAGATGCTTTAGCTTTGAATTTATCAAACGCTTCTTGCTTCTCTTTCAACGTAGCTTGCAACTCACCAATAATGGTAGTAGGTGCTTCGTTTTTAACTTTAATTGCTTTTAACTCATTGATAGCTTCACCTTGTTCTTTCAAGATGTCTTTCAATTCAGTTACTTTTTGTGTTGATTCTTCTTGTAACTCTGATTTCAAAGTATCAAGTGCCTCAACTTTTGCCAATCCTTTTGTGGCTTCTAGCATCTTGGCTTGTAATGCCTCTTGTGCTTGTAATTCTTCTTGTGTCATTTTTAATGTGTTTTAATGTTATTAATGATTTTTACCCAATCCATAGGTGTCGGAGTGACAATTGTCGGCTCTATTTCTAAAGAAGTGACATTATCGGCTTCTTTTGTTTCTGTTACTGATAAAGTAGGTGTTACTACGTTTGAGCCACGCAATACCGCACTACCTTCTATTACTTTAGCTTCTAATACAACCGTAAAGAAACCTTGTACATCTTCTTTGTTTACTATTTGGTCAATATACTTATCGTATGTTTCTTTTTCTTCTTGCCAATATTTATCAGTAGAATCAACCGCAAACAATACCTTAACGTATCTCATGCCTACACTATGATTTCTCACTTTGTTTGCACTATACATTTCAAACATCATTTCGTTGTACTTATTCTTAGTTATAGTAGCATCGAATATTAACGCTTGCGTAGTTCCTTCATAATCAAAGCCTAAAGGCTTCCAACTCATGTTTTTAGTATACATTTCAACCTCATCTGTAATTACTTTGTCGAACTTCATTTCATGTTCTTGAAGTAACATCATGTTCTTACTTTCTGAAATTGACTTTTTCCACAACCCATTGATATGTACATCCCCATGAGAATCTAAAATATTAGTAGTATTTATTACTGCTTTGACAGTAATCTTATCGCTATCTACAGATTTCATTACTAATTCTTGTTTTATAGTAGAATCTTGTATAGTTTCTAATTTTGGCAAGTAATAAGATACAGAATCAGCATACTTCATTGTAGCTTTTTTCATAGCGTACAACTTGTGTTTATCGCCTTTCAAGTCTTTATCTACAAAAGCTAATAACTCGTCTTTATTTTCAAAGTTTGGTATCATTTCGTTACAATTTTTTTACCCTTGATTATTTTACCTTTGGTCTTAATCAATTGTTCTATTTCCGACTTTGTTAGTTCCGCTTTCATTATGCAATAGCAGTTAATGTGTTTGCAATAGTGTCGTTGTACAATGCACTCAATGAATTACCTACCAAGTTCCACCCGATGCGAGATTCGCAACGTATAGTAATCTTGTTGTCTGTCAAATCAGTACCAGTACGACCAAAACTAATTTCCATATCTTTCAAAACATACAATGGAAACATAGTTGTGTCAATACCAACTATACTACCTGCCGTTACTGCTAAATTATTTACTATTTTCGGGTCATTCAAGGCATACCATAAGAAGTTAGTACCCGCTTCAACAAACAACTTAGCGTAATCAGGTTGATTCAACATCCATAAGTTCAATGTATAACCGCCTAAGTTCTGCATATCAGCCGTTACCGCAGGTAGAATATCCTTAACCAATGTACCAGTAGTACCACCTGTTAAATTTGTAGAATCGTATGTTGGTGTAGCTGCTATTAAATCAGCCATAAACTGCGTAGCTATCTTGTTCTTAAGTCTACGCATTAACACGCCTCTAATTTGGCTTTCCATGAATGGTATATCAGCTAACATTTCATCCGATACCTTAACATGTGAAGCATATTTGTTAATTACAGGCTTAGATACGTTGATATCAAAGTCTATTTGTGGTTTAGCGTCACCCTCTGCGACTATCGTAACCGAACCATCCTCTTTAACTTCATTCGACACCACTACATTAGGACTAGATACCATAACTTTCGGTAACATATCAAGTATTGTATTAACATATTCCTCCTTAATAGGTGTAATACCAACACTTTGTGGGTTATATTCACTACCTGTTAGGTTAGTATATTCAAGCATTTGCGCACTCGCCTTCATTACGAATGGCGTATTACTAGATGCCTTAATTGATTCGTGGTTCAACATTAACTGATTCGTCAGTTGTGGTTGTTGTATCTTCTCCATATAATGATTTTAATTCGTAATAATATTTATCCATACCTGCAACTGTGTCTAGGTACAAACCTTCTCTCATTTCGTTCCATGTAATAGCATTTGCTTGGAACTCTTGTATAACCGCCTTGCCTTGTATCAACCTTACACTAGCTTTTAACTTTTCATCCTCTTGTAGCGATGGCAACCATGTGTAGTCGTACGATATACCTATGCCACGTTGGTCCAACTGCAACATATCATTCAACTGCTCGGTATAGTTTTCGCATTCAGGGACTATGACATCTTGATAAAACTTACGTTCAGCACCTTCTTGGTTGCTATACGTTGTCCCTTTTTCGTTTGCTAACAATACGCTTGGATAACCATAAGCATCGGCTATTGTCATAACATCGGCCGTTTGCATTTCCAACAACATCATATCACGTACAGGCATAGCCATTTGTTGATACGACAACGCAGCGTTCGTGATAATCAACTGCCATTGATTCTTTTTCATGCCGTATTGAGCATAATCACGTTGCAAGTTTTCTTTTTCTTGCGTTGTCATTGGCAATGTGCTAATATTATCGTGGCGAGAATTTGATAAAATGCCAATAGCACCACGCTTTTCAGCTATAGTTCCTCTTGCCTCAAAGTTTTTGATGATATTATTCATCGGGTACTTTAAGCTAATTAATCTGCTGTCAGGTATTGCTAAATTGTCAAAATTTGTACTTAAATCCGTAAAAATGTACATATTTTTCTTATCTAACGGAGTACTTTCGCCATCATACACGAAATTGATAGTATCTATCATATCCATGTGCGTCTTAGCGTTCATGTACTTGTTATTCGTAGTAATATTTACGAAATTCGGTGGTATAATCCATAGCGATGTAATGTCTTCAGCATCCTTAAATCCATAAGGGCGTGACATCATTACTGGGCAATAGCCATAAAGTTGTATAAATGTGTAAACTTGCGAACGAAATTGTCTATCCGTTTGAATCGGATTAGGCTTTTTCAACAATTTCATTAACTTTTCATCAGTAGCATAATTACCTGTCTTTAAATCTAGTAATTCTGCCCTACCGTTAATGAACGCAGTGGCTTTTCTGTTGATAATAGTAGATAAAGGTGGGCAATTCAACATGAAATACTCAACGGTCTCATGGTCAATCGCTTTCCATTGTGTTTCGTTGTTGTAATCAAAGAATTGTATGCCTTGTTGTTGTGGCGTAGATATTCCTGACCCTATCTTAGAGCCGATACCAAACAATGATTTGAGTATATTTGCCAAACTTTTCGTTTAAACCCATTCTACTCATGCCTGATATTACATCGGTACTTTTCGTAGGTGGGCAGTTCAAATGCAAAGATATGTAATAAAGTTTTATTTATTACAAATATTTTTTTTGTAGTTATTTTTTAACCTCACAATTCAAATCTATACCCATATCCTTATAGATACGTTCAAGGTCTTTAATTTCTTTCCTTGTCTT